AAGTAAGACAGATGCAAAATGATTTAGTTTCCTATATGTTTGGAGGATAATGGCTGACGAAGACCAAATAAAATATACTACTTTTACTGGTGAAGACCGTAAACGTGAAAACTGGAAAAAACAATATGAAGGTAGTCTTTCTAGTAGTGATTATAATGCACCTAAAAATACACCTACTTGGACAAGTAGAGGTTTTAGAAAAACTAAAGGTTCTACAATATTAAATATAATAAATACAGATACTACACAAAAATTACCTACTACTTGGAAATCTGAATTAAATCCATCATTTGATATTGATATTGACCCTAATACAATTTATTGGTGGAATGATAAAAAAATAGGTGCAATGGCTGACCTTGATGCAGAGAAATCATTAATTGCAAATTTACAAGGTGGTAGTTCATTAGGTGCTGCTAAAGTAAATGACCCTAATGTATTTGATAGTGAAATAGATGTTGATTATGTATCTAGTAAATATAATATACCAAAACAAGCTTTAAATTATGTTATAAATACAGGCTCTAAATTGTTAGACCCTTTAGGAGAAGCTGCTGAGTTAATGGCTATTAAGTTTGGAATACCTGGTGCTAAAACATTACCTGTCGCTGAATTTAAAGGTTTATTATTAGGTGCTTTAGGTTCTGCTGTAGCATCAACATTTGTATATAATTCAGAAAAATTTGGAACTGAAGAAGCACTAGGAGCATTTAGCAGTGGTGTGTTTGGAGTACCTCCTTCTAAACCTGCAACAGAAATGAAAGATTTTACACCAGAAGAAGAATATGGAGCTATTGCAGATTCGTTACTAACTGGTATGGAATTTTTTATAAATATAGTAAATCATATGCCTTTTACAAGATTAACTATGGAAGCAGAAGAAAAAGTATTTAATGATGAAGATGGATACTTTGGTTTTATGGGAGATAAATTAAAATCAGCAATAGGAGCATTTAAATAATGGCAGAACCAACAATAGAAACTATTGAAGACTTTAAACCAGATGAGTTTAATTACGATAATTTTAAAGGTGATTACGAAGGTCAAGAAATTATTTATGTAACAGGAGAAGGTTACAAACTAGCTATCGATATGGGTAACTATACATACGTATTAGATTTACCTGATACATTTTTATTAGGTGATATATCTAACTCTCCTAAAAGAGATAAAGGTCAACACGGTGATGAAGTAGAAGCTAAAGCTAGAGCTGATGCAGGACTAAGACCTGATATATCTCAAGAAAGTTTTAATTCAGGTTTCCTTAATAGTGACGTACTTGTTAGCGTACCTGTAGGTGCATTAGAATTACCTGAAGGTTCTGATGCTGTAGGTATTGCACAAAACTTTGCTGAAGCTGTTAAAAGAAATAGAAAAAGAATATCATCAAGATTATTACAAAATGATTCATATATCAGTTTATTAACATCAGAACTTATAGCAACTGGTGGAGATATGAAAGCTGCTATATCTAACGTAGAAGATTTAGATGCATACGGTGATATATTAGAATTCTTAGGTGTAACTAAATCACAAGTTGCAGCAGAAAGAATGGAATATACTGACCCAGTTCAGTATCAAAAAAACTATAACAGTTATTACAATTTGTTTACTAAAACAGCTGCTAAATCTTATGGTAGTGAGTTACCAGAATCTGTTATAGATTATTTAGCAACACAAACAAATAAAGGATATTTTTCACAACAAGAAGCGCTAGAGCAAATGAATGGAATATTTGACCCAGCAGCTGGAATTATATTAGATAATGGTATATTAAATGCGCTAGAAGGTATATCAGTAGCTACTACTAAAGTAGGTGAATCTGATGTACAAGATTTATTAGATACATATTTGCCAGAACATTTGCATTTTTCACAAGAAGATATAGCAAAAGAAGCTGGATTAATACGTAATAATGCAGGTGCTAGAGAAGATTTAATTAAAAGATTAAAGAAAACAAGATATCAATTTTACAATATGTATGATGAAGATATATCTTGGCAACAAATTGTACAATCTAAACAACAATTATCTAAAGCTGTACTAGGACAAGATTTAAAATCTAATGACCCATTGTTAGATGAACTTATAAAAATGAATGATTCTAGTTCAGAATTAAAACGATTAAGAGAATATGGTTTAAAAACTGGTAATACAAAAGTTAAAAACGATTTAGCTACAGCTATGATGAATACTTTTGGACAAGGTATAGTTACAAGTAGGAGTTACGTAGGATAATGGCAACTAATGAAGTAATCGAAATAAGAGAAGGTCAAGTTTATGTTCAAGGACCTAATGGTGATGTTAAGTTAGTTAACTCAAATCTTAGAGCTAATGACCCAGATGGATTATCTGAACTTGAAAGATATGAACAACAAAATTACAAACGATATAATCCAGGACAACAATCATCTGGACCTGCAAATGATGGTAGAACAATTGAAGCTGGTACTGATGTAGCACAAGCATTATATAGTTTTTTACCTGATGCAGTTATAGATGAGTTTGCTAAAGCATGGGTAGAATCAGGAAGTCCTGAAGTTGCATTAGGTGCTACTCGTCAAACTCAAGCATGGAAAGATAACTTTGGTAAATTAATGCGTGATGATGGAACATTAGTAATGGACGAAATGACATTTTTAAGTACCAAAGCATCATACAAACAAACATTAGCTGAAGTAGGTATAAATGACTTTACAGACTTTGAAGATGAATTTGATGATATGGCTACAGGTTTTGGAACAGATGACCCTGTATCTGCTGAAGAATTTCAAACAAGAGTAGATATGGTATATGCTGGTGTTAAAGACCAAATACCTGAAGTAGAAAAATTATTTAGAGAAAGATACAATGTATCACTTGATGCACCTACTATATTTGGTGCTTTAATAAATCCTAAGATACAAGATAAAGTATTAGCTGGAGATATTCAAACACTACAGTTGCAAGCACAAGCATCATCTAGAGGATTTAGTACAACATTCGGTAGATTTCAAGAGTTAAAAAATCTTGGTTTAACTACAGAACAAGCTAAAAGTTTATACGAAACAGCTGGAGGAGTTATATCTGTAGCTAGAGGTATAGGCAGAGATTTAGACATAAGTACATTAGAGTCTGCAACAATAGGTGACGCAGAAGCAGAACAAAGACTACAACGTATACAATCAGAAGTACAATCTCAACAAGGATTGACATTAGGTGCTGCACAAAAAAATGGACAAATTACTGGACTTATAGCAGATTAGTGTATAATATATTTAGGCGTTGCGTGGTCCGCTAAAATAGACCTGCAAATCAGCTTTCAGCGCCTACGTAGAAAGCTCGTATTAAAAACCGTAGAGTAATGGACTTATAGCTTGTAGCTACCAGAGAGATAAGTCAAGTGTTTAAGGTAGCACCACGGCAAGATGCCTATGGTCTTGTCTGATAGGTTAATACATAGTGGAGGTACAAATGGATGAATTTGATGCACCGCAAGAACATGGTGTAAAACAAATGAGAGAAACAATTGATAGAAAAGATGAAACTATCAAAAAACTTGAGGCTGAGTTAGCTTCTTTTAAAGATAAAGAAATTAACAATGTCTTTGGTAAGTTAGGTTTATCTACTGACAAAGGTTTCGGAAAAGCGTTAAAACAAGTGTATGATGGTCCAGTTGATTTGGAATCCATCAGCAAGTTTGCTAAAGACGAGTATGGTTTTGAAGCAACAGGACAAGTACAAGAAGTAACACAACTTGAACCTGAACCAGTTGTACAAGATGATGCTAGAGCTAGAGTGGCTGCACTTGATGCAAATTCAAATTCAGAAGTGCCTTTAGACGCCAATGCAGAATTAGTTGCAGCTTTAAAAAATGCTTCAGTGAAGGATTCGCTTAAAGCAAAACTAAACTACATGGACAAAAATAAGTAAAAGAATTTAATACGATACACAATACGGAGGTGTAAAAATGGCCGAAATTACAGGTCTTAGTGGTTCAGTGCCACTTTATTCCCAGCAAATAAATAACTTTTCTGGGGAGCTATTCCGTGTAGGTGGTCAAAGAACTCCTTTCTTATCTGCAACAGGTGGATTAAACGGAGGTAAGGTTTTACAATCTACCTTCTGGCAAATCCAAGCTGCTGACTCACACACAGTTTCCTCTGAGCCAACTAAAGCTCAAGAAGGTAACACACCAACTGAATATCTCGGTAGAGATAGAGTTGCATATACAGGTGTGACACAGATATTCCATAAAGGTGTAAGAATGACCTACACAGCTATGGCAACATATCAACATCAAAATGCATTTTCTATCAATGCAGCTGGTGGAGGAATTACTCCAGTAGTTTCATCTGATGGAGATGGTACAACAACAGCATCATCATTACTTGGTTTAGCTGGTTCTAATCCAATCGTTGATGAATTTGCAGAGCAAATGTCTTTAGCACTTGAAAAAGTAGCTAGAGAAGTAGAATGGTTCGCATTCAATGGTACATTCGCTGATGGAGCAAACGCTACACCAGGCGCAGGTACAAGAGAAATGCGTGGTCTTTCTGAATATTGTGCTTTAAATGCAAATGCAGATAACTCAGTTGACCCTACATTTGTAGGTGGAAACATCTATTGGAACGGAACAACAGGTGACGGTGCTACTGGTGACCCTCAAGTTCTTTCTTGGGACACTATTGCAAACGCACTTAAGAGATTATATGATGCACATGCACCAATGGTACAACCAGTACTTTGTGTAAGTCCAAAGCAATTGCTTGACTTAAACAAAGAATTACTAGAAGGTAACGTTGGAATCACAGGTGCTATCTTACCTAGAGATAGAAACTTGGCTGGTATTGATATTGACGTAATTGTTACTCCATTTGGACAAATTGGAATGATGGTTATTGACCCTAATATCATACCTGCAAACGAAGCATTTATTTTAGACTTTGCTTTCATACAGCCAGTCTTTACAAATATCCCTGGATATGGAACAGTATTCGTAAGAGATATTGATACAAGTGAAAATGCACAAGTTGCCAAAGGCATTTATATGGAAATGGCATACGACTTCGGTCCACCGTCATACCATCTAAAGATAGCTAAAGTAGCTTAATTTAATTTGAAGATTTGGGGGGAATCCACCTTCCTCCCATTTCTTCTGCTATAGTAAGGACAATATGCAAATATCAAAAGAAATTTTAATTGACGTTTCAGAAGACGCTAGTAACTCTACAGGCGTACAAACAGATGGTTTATTATTATCTGGTATTGTATTTCCTTCATCATTTACAGGTACATCATTAACATTTGATTTTTCATTTGATGGTACTAATTGGAAAGATGTTGTAGAAACAGATAATACTGAAGTAACTTATAATGTATCAGCAGACAATGTAGTAAGAGTTGACCCTAGTGGTTGGGCTTTTGCTGCTAAAGGTTTTATAAGAGTTACATCTAACGGTACTGAAACAGCAGATAGAACATTACAACTTTTATTTAAGTCTAGTTAGGAGTCATTGTGAGTGACACAGTAGGCGACCTAGTAGACAGGGTATACAGAGAATACCTTGACCCAGTAGAAAATGTAGACAGCTACACAACTCTTGAATTAGCTGTTAATACAACAGATACAACTATCAAGTATGATGGTAATCTTTTATCTGTTGAAGAAGAAGATGCATTAGATGGTGGTTGCATAATAGAGATTGGACAAGAGTTAATGTTTTCTACAGCTCTTAATACAGTTTCTAATGAAATAACAGTTAAACGTGGACAACGTGGCACTACTGCAGCATCTCATGAAGTAGATGACATTATAAAAATAAAACCTACATTTCCACGTAAAAATATATTTGACGCAGTAAGTGACCAAATTAAAAATCTTTATCCTACTTTATTTGCAGTAGAAACAATAGAACTTGTAGCTAGTACAGGTTATAAACTTTTAGGTACTTATGGTACTGATGTAGATACTAATAATTATTTAGTAGCACCTTTAAAATCTATATCACAATATACAGATTGGTCATCAGGTTCAGACCAAACAGGTACTAGATATAATGGTGTAGCTATAGAAATGATTGACCTTCCTAATCCATTTACTTATACAGATGATACACAAACAGAAAGAACTAAAACATATACTACAGGACCTAATGTTGTACACGCAGTACAGTTTGTAGGTATATCTGCAGGTCATACTGTTTATGTAACATTTAAAAAGAAATTTATTGCACCAACTTCAGAAAGTGACCAGCTTTCTACAATAGGTTTAGAAACAGAATATGAACCAATAGTTATGACTGGTGTTGCTGCACAGTTAGTTGCAGGTAAAGACATTGGTAAAATTAATACAAGTTATATTACTGAACAACTAGAAGCTGCTACATATCCTGTAGGTAGTTCTAACAATATCGGTCAAAGTCTATTACGTTATCAACAGTTACTTATACAACAAGCAAGAAGTAATTTAAGGTCTAAATACCCCGAACCAGTACAACTTAATAGCATACTTTATCCTACATAATGCCTAGAGTAGCTAGCATTTACACAGTATCTAATCCAAGAAGATACGGATACGATTGTCGTTTAGATAATATATTTCTTAGAACTGCTGTAAGTCAAGATAGACAATTAACAATACAATCATCTGATGTACAATCAGGTCAACAAGTTAATGTTAAACAAAATCCTGAAGACTTTACTTCTAACTTAGGTCGTATATATTCACGCAATAACTTTTCTGCAGGTCAAGGACTTGATACTGCACATAGAGCTAATGGACAACCAGATGATGTAAATAGATTTTGGGATAGCAAAGGCCTTGATGTATTTCATGGAGATGATGAAACTTCTTATCATATACATTTACTACATACAACAACTACAAATAGTTTATCTTTTCAAAGTACCAATAATTACATGACACAAACTACAAATGGAAATATATATATAACTGATGAAGACAATATTAATGTTTATAATGGTTCATCTTGGAGTGTTATTAATGCTGCTACATCAGGAGCTACACATGACTTTACTGGTATTGCTGCATTTGGTAATGGTTTATATGCTACAACAGCAGATGGTACAGTAGGTTCGCAATTACTAAAATATGATGGTTCTGGTTGGACCTTACTAAATACATCACAAGATAGTTCAGCAGGACTTACTGGTGTATGGTATGTAAAAAATAGATTATGGATTACAGGTAATGATGGTACAGCAGAGTACATTTGGGAAATAAATCCTTTTGATAGTTGGAGTTCATCTAATTTAGCTAGTGCTGATGCAATAGTAGAAGTAGAACCTACACACACTGTAACAGGTGTAGTTGATGGTGGAGCTGCAGTATTAGCATCTAGTACAGATGGTACTGTATATTCTTTTAAATTATCTGGTACTGCATTTGTTAATCAAGGACAAACAAAGATACCTTTTGAAGAAGTACATTCTATTGCAGCTGCAGAAGGAATTGTATTTATAGGCACAAAAGAAGTATCTACAAACATAGGACGTTTATATAGATTAGAGTTAGTTGCTGCAGATAACTTGTATGTACTTGCTAATAGACAGTTAGTAAAAGAATGGGTAGAAGATGGTATAGATACAACGCCTAAGTCAATGTTTGTGTCAAGAGATAGTGTTTATATGGGTATTAAAGAAGCAACTAATGAAGTAAATTTGTGGCGATATTACTTACCAACAGGTGGTTTGGCTAGAGATTTACAAACAACTGGTAATGGATTTGTTACTGGTATTACGCAATATGATACTAAATTTTACATAATTGTTAGTGGTAGTGATGTATATAATGAAACATCTATATATGAATCTGAAGGTTATTTAATAGCATCAGCTGCAGATTTTTATACAGCAGAACATAAACAGTTTGTAGGTGCAGAAGTATCTACATTTGAATTACCTGGTTCTACTAATGTAGAATTATATTATTCAACTGTATTTGAAGCATTAGATGAACCTGATTCATCTACATTTAAATCAGCTTTAAAACAAATTACTGGCTCTGGAGATGTTGAAAAACAAGTAGCAGAAGTATCTAGATATATAATACCTAAAGTTGTTTTAAGAAGTGATAATGGTAGTGACACACCTAAAGTTAAATCAATACAAGTACGTGCATTAGCTAGACCAGAGTTAGTTGTAATGCAAGTTCCTATAAATATATCTGACAGAGTAGAAAGACCTGGTAGAAAACCTATATTAGTTAAAGGTTTAGGCGATACATTATATGCAGAACTTAAAAACTTAGAAGGTAATTCAGTTACATTTGAGTTGTTTCAACCTGCAGAAACTGTTAAAGGTGTAGTAGAACAAATAAGTTATCCTATTGTTTCTAATAATAATTTAGGTAGTGATACTTTATATGCAGTATTAACTATAAGAGGTACTAGACAACCAGGTATTAGTGAGGTATCATCAACAGAAGTATTAGGAATTAATACTCTTGGTCTGATGAAATTCGGAGGATAATGTCAATATTATTAATGTTAAAAGAAGGTGGTGGATTAGGTATTGATACTATTGGTAATAAACCTATTGATGAAGATATAGATTTTACTGATGATATAAATTATTCTGCTATAGTAGGATTAGCAAGTTTTGGATTATCACGATTAGGTGATACAGTAGTAACGGAGAAAAGATAATTAATGACTGCACAAGATTTAAATTTTAGTAACTTTTTTGAAACCACAGCAGATGGTAATATTGGTGCTTCTGATACATCAATTACATTGTCAGCTGCTCCTACATCAGGTGATGGCTCTGCAATAGCAGGACCTTTTTATTTAGTAATAGACCCAGATACAGCAGCTAAAAGAGAAATTGTTTTAGTAAATTCTATTAGTGGCGTTACTTGTGATGTAACAGGTACTAGAGATATTGGTAACAGACATGACCCAGATATTTCACATGCAGATGGTGTAACAATACGTATGGCTGTTGTTGGTGAAATGTTTCAAGATGTTAATGATAGAGTAAGTACAATAATTAACTCTGATGGTACAGCAGTTAATACAACATTATTTTTAGATGAAGATACTATGACATCTGATAGTGCTACAAAAGGTGCTACACAACAATCAATTAAAGCATATGTAGATAATAATACAATATCTGCAGATAGTACAGCTACTCTAACAAACAAAACTATTGATGCTAATGGCACAGGTAATAGTATTTCTAATATTGAAGTAGCTGATTTAGCTGCAGATGCAGTTGTACTTGAAAGCGAAGGTATCAGTAGTAATGATAACGATACATCAATACCTACATCAGCAGCAGTTAAAGACTATGTAGATAATAATGCAACTTCAGCTGCTTACAGTATTGTAGATACTTTTGCAAGTAATGCTGATATTGCTTCACCGTCAGATATTACAAACATAGTCGATGAGCCAGAGGGATATGGAGGTAATATGTCTGTTTCAAGTGGTGTATTTACCTTTCCAGAAACAGGATATTGGCTAGTAGAAGGATTTTGGCATTGGACTATGCCTGAAAATGCAGGTTTAGATTGTATTATACAAACAACTACTAATAATAGCAGTTATAGTACTGTAGCTAATGGGCAAATGGGAACTGGTTCAAGTGTTGAGGGTTCAAAAACAGTTTATGTAAATTATATTTTTGATGTAACTGACACTTCAACACATAAAGTTAAATTTAGAAGTGCAGGTACTTTTAATACTTACTCTAGAAATAGAGCCAATGGCACTAAAGAGGAAACTTGGTTTAGGTTTTCTAAAGTAGCAGATACATAAACAGGAGATAAATAATGGATATTAATGATGTAAAAATGTTTACAGAACCAGATTTACAAGATGCTTTAAGTATGTTTAATACTGACACACCTAATTGGTATGGTTGGATTGATTGGGAAGCTAATGGTGAAGTTTATTCAAATGTAAAATCAGTTATAGAGGGAGTTGAAGTTCCTAGTGAAGCTGATGTAAATGCTAAGTTAGCAGAACTACAAGCAATATGGAATGCACAAAATGCTGAATATGTTATTGATAGAAAAAATGCTTATAAACCAATAACTGAACAACTTGATATGCTTTATAAAGATGCAGTTAATGGAACAACTACTTGGAAAGACCATATAACACAAGTTAAGTCTGATAATCCAAAACCTGCATAAAGTTTTATGTTATAATCCTGATTATGGATTTCATAATTGGATTTTTATTAGGTATTTTTTTAAAAGATATTCTATCAACTCTTAAAAGAATAAGTAATTATGATTGGGAAAATCGTAACTACTACGATAAAGCATATACCTGGTCAGATGATATTTATATGTCAGAGGACGACCTACCATAATGTCTGACAAATACTCAAACGGTTTTACACAAAAGGAATTAAATATTATGGTATTAGAAAAGTTAGATAGTCTTGAAGAAAAACTAGATGCAAAACTAGACAAAGCAGAATTTTATAAAGTATTAACGCTACTTGTAGCAGTAGGTGGAGTTGTTGCAGCAATCATAATGTAATGCTGCGATTTATATTCGCACTCCTTTTATTAATACCTACGCCTGTATTTGCATACCATACAGAAACACAAACACCTTATGGAATAAACATATCTGTTGATAGTGAGAATGGAGAGATAGAACTTACCTGGCAAGAGAGTGATGCGTTAGAAGATAACCCACCTGAATACTATAGGTTATACTTTGGTGATGATGACCAAGCAGCAGACTACTCTATAGATACTAGCTTTGGTTTTAATGAAGCATTGTCTTGGAGAACTTATTACTTTACTCCTGAATATATATACGAAAAGTTTGAAACAACTACGCTTACATTCTATGCAAAGATACAAGCAAGAAATGACACAGGTGGTACAGTTAGTGACTTAACAGCAGTAGTTAGTGTAAAATATGACTATGTTTATATACCTACTACAACGACATCTAGTACGACAACAACAACTACCACCACAACAACGACAACGTTACCTAAGGCGAAAGATGTGGTCGAAGATGGTGTTACTACTTACTTGGCTTGGGACAAAAATGGTTGCGAGCATCCAGATAATCCGCTTTCATATAAAGAATATCTTACAGCTATTGAATCTAAAAAATGGTTTGGTTATCAGCCTGGTGATTGTAAAGAACCTGTTAAAGAAGAAGTAGCACCTACTACAACTACTACAACTACTACATTACCTCCAACAGAAAAAGAATTAAATTTTGTTGAAACTGGTTTTTATGAAACTAATGCTGAGCGTAAAGCTAGAGAGGAAGCTGAGGCAGAAGCTGCTCTTATTAAAGCTGAAGAAGATGCTATTAAAGAAGAATTAAAAGATACTGATTTAGATATTCCTGAAAAAGATATTCAAGAATTTGTAGAAGTAATTAAGGAAGTTGAAGAATTTGTAAAAACATTAGATGTTGTTGAAGAAGTTATAGATATTCCTGAAGTTATTATAATTAAAATAGATGAGGTAGAAGATGAGCCTATTGTTGTGGTGGAAACTAAAGAAGTGGTCGAGGAAGTTCTGGATGAGCCAATACAGGAAATTATTGAGGAAAAATCTGTAGAAAATTATACTGAAGAAGATATAGAAATAGTTCAAGCTGTTGTTAAGGAGGCTGTAGAAAATGTTGAAAACCTTACACCAGAGCAAGTTGAGGTTGTTGCTGATGTACTTAAAGTTGAAACTGAAGATGTTGTTATTATTGCAGAAGCTGTTAAATCAGACGAAGTAGTAGCTAAAGCTGTAGAAATATTTGTAGAACGTGCTGTAGAAAATGCAGACGTAGAAGATTACACACTTGCTGATGTAGTTACAGAAATACAATTTGAAAATTTTATAGAAAATCCAATAAAAGTATTAATAGATTTTGATACTATTGACATTACAACTATTGGTAATGACATGACACAAGACCAAAAGGAAAAAGCACAAGAAGTTGTAGTCCCAGTTATTTTGACTAGAATAGCTACAATGGCCGCATTTATATTTAGGAAAACAATATGATTAAAAAAATATGGAATTGGTTAATAGAAATAATTAAAGAAACACTTAATTTGTCATGGACACTTGTAGGTCTTGTCATAGCTACATTAACATTAACTGGTTCTGCTCAACAAATAACTGGATTAGCTACTATAATTACATTAGTAATATGGCTACTTACCATAGGATTTCGCAAATAAAGGAGATATAATGGCAGTTCCAGATAGAGTAAAAGCTATTATGAAAAAGAACAATCTTAAAGGTGTTAATAAACCTAAACGTACACCTAGTCATAAAACAAAATCACATGTTGTTATGGCTAAAGAAGGTGATACATACAAGTTAATTAGATTTGGACAACAAGGTGTAAAAGGTGCAGGTAAAAATCCTAAAACTAAAAAGGATAAAGCACGTAAAAAGTCTTATTATGCTAGACATAATGCACAAGGTAAACCTAAATCTAAGTTGTCTGCTAAATATTGGTCACATAAGGTTAAGTGGTAATGGCTAAAACAGTAAGTTGGAAGTGGGGTGACAAAACCTATAGAGGTACAGTTACTCGTGAAACTAAAAACTTTATATATGCTAAAACACATAACAATAAAATTAAAAAAATACGTAAGAATAAGTAATGGCGTTACCTGGAGCATATGTTAACAGAAGTAATACAATTGGTCAGTATTGTAGTAATTGCGAATATTATTCTAATAACTATTGCGTTAAATTTCAGGAACAAGTAGCACCATATGGTTGGTGTGCAGTGTGGGAACCAATAGATGAAGTACGAAGTTCTTAGAGTAAGTAGCCAAAAAGACTCTACATCAGGTTTGCTATTTGAAGTAAACAATGGTAAACGTACATTTCTTTGTTATACATTAGAAGATGAACAACGTGATGTTAAAGTCTGGGGTGAAACTAGAATACCTGCTGGTACTTACAAGTTAGGTTTACGTACTGAAGGTGGTTTTCATAATCGTTATCTGTCCAGATATGGTGCGGACTTTCATAAAGGTATGATATGGGTGCTAGATGTACCTGGCTTTGAATGGATACTATGGCATTCAGGTAATACTGATGAAAATACTGCAGGTTGTTTATTGTTGGGAAATACACAAACTAGCAACCTAGTAGCTAAAGATGGGTTTATAGGTTCAAGTCGTGATGCTTATACACTTGTATATCCACGTGTATTGTCAGCTATAGAATCTGGTCAAGATGTAGAAGTAGAGTATATAGATTTTGATGGTAAGTTAAAAGATATATCTAATAAGTCAACTGATGATGTCATACTTACAAGTACAGTTATGGAAAAATTACAAGAGATAAGTGGCGAAGTTCAGATTTTATCTGCTAAACTAGACGGCAGGAGAATAACATAATATGGCAAAGATACCTTTTGGAAATAAATTATACGATGATAATGGTTTTGATTATGAAGAATTTTCTGGTGAAGATTATGACCCATCATCTAAAGACCCTTTAAGAAAAACTAGAAAAATGGATTTCATTGGTGGAGAAATGGACGAACTAGCTAGTGGTGCTGGTAGTCCTACACCTTATGGTCGTCCAGGTAAAAAATATGAGATACCTTTTGAAGGACAACAACGTCAAGCTTTAGCTCCGCAACGTGGTGTAGAAGAAGCTATTGAATCTGCAATAGACCAAGAAATATCTAATTTAGAAAAAGCTATTAAGTCTGCTGATAGTGTTGGTGAAATGAAAGCTAATACTGAAATTGCTAGATTACAAGGTGAGCTTAAAAAAGAATTAAATATATCTAGAGAACTTCAACAAGGTATGGGAGAAACATACGAAACTGAAGGTCTACGTAAAAGAGTTACCTCTGCTTATGGTGGCAAGGTAGACCCTATGAATGTAGAATTAGCTATTGAAGATGCTAAACCATTACCTACTACATCTAAAGGTAAAGGTCCTGGTATTAAAACATCTGAAGCTATTATTCAAACAGGATTAGAAGCTAGAGAAATACCTTATGATAAAGTAAAATCTGGCGATTATTCTTTTTCTAAAAGTTCTTTAGGACAAGCATCAGTAGAAAAAGCATTGCGTGAAGGTGCTCAACCAGGTGCTGATAAACCAAGGTATTATTCTGAAGGTGTAGATGTAAGAACAGTTCCTTATGATTATCGTGAACCTACGTCTGGAACTTCAAAAGGTATATTAGGTCAAGCTACTTCAGATGCAGGTAAAACATATGGTAAAGGTCCTAAGTTTACTGGTGTAGATGCACAAGGTAATATACAACAACCAAGACAAGCTGTAGATTTTGGAGAAACATCTCATTTAGAGGTAGGTAAAGGTGACTTTTATTATAGAGAAACAGGACCTAAAAATTTACAACCTAACTTTGACCCATATAGTAAGCCAGCACCAGGTCGTATATTAGAAGGAGGCGAAGAAACTGTTCAAGATTTATCAGATTATCAATATGAAGAAGCAATGAAACAAGCAGATATAGATGCATATAATGCAAGTTTTGATACATCTAATCCTGAATATCAAATTGCTAGACAAGATTTACCTGATGGTGGTGAAGGACTTAGAAATTCTTTAGACCCAACAGGTAGTAGAAGTAAAATGAAAGGTAAGTTTGCTGGTAAAAAAATATCTGGTAATACAATTAATTCAGCTACTCCTGATGCACCTAAAGCTGTTACATCTGGTGAATCATTTAATATGAAACAAGCTTTTGATGAAGGTGTGGCTCAAGGCATGACAGGAAGACAAGCTCAAAAAAATGCTGAACGTCTTGCTAGATTAGCTAAGATAAAAGGCAAAGGCAAAGGTAAAGGTAAACTATTTACAACACTTGGTGCTGTAGGTTTAGCTGCTTTAATAGAAAAAGGAAATAAATAATGTCAAAAGAATATAAAGATATATTAGAAAAAACTGTATGGACATTTGTTGAAGCATTTATATCTGCGTTAACAGTTGCCCCACTAGTTGGTGTAGATGCAGAGGCTTTACAGTTAGCTGCGTTATCAGGTGGTGCAGCAGCGTTAGTAGTTGTTAAAGAGTTTGCTAAAAAACAATTAGGTAAACCAACAGGTAAGGTGAGTAAGTAATGAAATTTAATTTAGGAGTTTATCATAAACTAAGTAAAGATGATAAAACTGCATATGCTTCAAGTTTTGAAACAAGTCAAAAAAAGAGTCCTATGCAACCTCGTATGTTCAAAATAAAACCACCTAAAAAACAAAAACAAAGTAAAAATACACCAAAAATTAAAGGCGGTGGTAAAAGTTATCCAAAAGGTAATACTTATTATGATTGGGATAAAAATTATAATAAAGGTTGGTTACCAGGTGGTTCTGATAATCCTATAACAACATTTGCTAAAGGATTAATTAAAATTACTACAGGTATTGATATACCTAATCCTAACAAAGTTAAAATGGATAATCCAGAAA